CTGCGCCACGTCCCAGATCGTGTCCGGTATGCCGGACGCCTCGTCAAAGATCAGCAGCACGCCGTCGCTGTTGTGCAGACCAGCGTACGCGTCCGGGTTCTCTTCCGACCACAGCCGCCCCTCCGCACCCCAGTACCGCGTACCTTTGCGCAAGTCGCGCTCCACCAGCTCGCTCAACCACTTGGCCGGCGTGATCCTTGTCGCGCTGATCTCCCACCAGTGGCTGCTGATCAGCATCGCCAGCCACTTCGTGATCTCGGCCCAGGTGATGCTGCGCAGCTGCGCCTCGCTGTTAGCCGACACGATGACGCTGGCGCCGATGCGCGTCGTCAACATCCACAACACCAGCCAACTGACTAGGGCCGACTTGCCGATGCCGCGGCCAGACGCCGTGGCCATGCGCAGCACCTGGTACGCGTCGACCGTTTGGTTCTTGGCGATGTGGTCGCGAATGTCGCGCAGCACCTGACGCTGCCACCCGCGCGGGCCCTTGTGCCTGGCCAGCGGCGTGCCCTGCTCACCCCAGGGAAACGCGAACAGGACAAACTTCTCAGGGTCGTTTGCTATAGACGGACTCCAGAGCCTGGCCATTAACGCCTGCTCTTGATCCGCCGAAAACCGGGGCTCTTGCATCCGTCACCTCTTCTACTGTTTCTAGAACGCGCGACTCGGCCTGCGCCAGCGCCGCCGTGATGCTGATCTGCTGCGCCACGTTGACCTGCACCTGCTGCTTGGCCACCCAGTCGTGCTGATGCTTCAGGATCATCTCGGCCGCCTTGGTGTCGCCCGCAACGGCGGCCGCGTAGATGACGCCGCTCAATTCCATCTCGGCGTCAGCGCGGCCTTTGAGTTCGGCCATCTCGACCAACGGGTCCAACGCGCGCAACTGTTGGTACTCCCCAGGCTGCAAGTCACAAGCCGCGGCCAGTTTCTCGCCGCGCAGGCTGCGCTTGGCGGCGTTGTAGATGCGCGTGAGCACGGCCTCTGTAGCCTTGACCTCGCGCGCTGTCAACGGAAACGACTTCATGCGCGGATCATATTTGATTGGGTACGCGACTGCAAGAAGTTGCCTGACAGTGTTTTGGCCGCATAAAAAATTGTTTGTGGCCCCTTCGTTTGCGCGGGCCCAACCGCTCGGCCCTCCCCTCCCCCCATCGGCCAGGCAATAAGCACAAACCCTAATACTCCCGAGATACTCGCCACATACTCGCTGCATATACTCCTGGCCAGGCGCTGACATACTCGCTGGACATACTCGCTGGACATACTCGCACCAGGCCGGCGGACATATTACCGACCAGGTCGAGTGACCAGGTCAACCAGGTCACCACCTGGTGCACCAGCTGGTGCAGCGAGCTGCGCGCTGGGTGGTCTGGGCGGTTTGTATCTACATACAAACACGGCCAGGCCGCGCGAGCTGCGCGCGCCAGGCCTGGCCCGAGCTGGCAGCTCTGGGCGGTTTGGGTGGTTTTAAAAACCACCCAGACCAGGCCGGAGCTGGCCAGAGCTGCGCGAGCTGCGCGAGCTGGCCAGGCCGTGAGCTGCCAGCTCTGGGCGGTTTTAAAAACCGCACATATCACCCAGACCAGGCCGGCGAGCTGCGCGAGCTGGGCGCGCTGGGTGATTCTGGGTGGTCTGGGCAGGTTTTTTTAGCCCATTTATGTCGCCCCCCCACAATGTTGGAGCGTCGACGCGCGGCCTGGCAGAGCTGTAAGACATTTCCTTACACAATACACTTTAAGACTTTCGTTTTCTTACCAAAAACCACCCAGACACCACCCAGCTCTAGGGAAACCTGGCGCGCGCACCACCACCCAGACGCCACCCAGCTCACGCCCAGCGCACCACCCAGCGCGCCAGGCGCGCATTGACCAGCTGCAAAACAATCCCTTACACTTGAAGCCCCGGCCAGGCCTGGCCGTCACACTCTGGAGCTGCAACATGCAAGACCAACCAACCACCTGGCGCGACATCCTGGGCGCCGTCGTCATCGGCGCGTCACTGGGCCTGTTATTGGCCGCGTTCATTTAATAACCTGGAGAATCAGAATGTCCAATTACCATCTGACGATTAAATCGGCCAACGCCAAAACCGGGCCAATACCCGTGACGACGTCAACCCGAGATAATTGCCCGCCAGACTGTGGCCAGGCGCGTATCTGTTACGCCGACACGGGCCCGCTCGCGCTGCACTGGGCCGCGGTTACGGCCGGCGCGCGCGGCACCAGCTGGGCCGACCATGTCGCGCAGCTGGCGCAGCTCCCCGATGGCCAGCTCTGGCGCGCCAACCAGGCCGGCGACCTGCCACGCGCGCCAGACCGCGCGACGATTGACCCGGTCAAGCTTGGCCAGCTGGTCAAAGCAAACCAGGGCAAGCGCGGTTTCACCTATTCCCATTGGAAAGACGCCGAATCAATCAGCTGGATTCGGCACGCCAATCAATGGGGCTTCACTGTCAACCTGTCGGCCGATAGCCTGGCCGAGGCCGACCAGCTGGCCGACCACCAGGCTGGGCCGGTGGTGGTGGTTCTGCCGGCCGACCAGGCCGAAAACCTGCGCACGCCGGCCGGGCGCCTGGTAGTGATTTGTCCGGCCACCCAGCGCGACGATGTGAGCTGCGCGAGCTGCCAGCTCTGCCAGCGTCAACGCACCACCATCGTCGGATTCCCGGCGCATGGCACGCGCAAGAATCAATACCGGACCATTCCCCTGGCCGTGGCCGTGGCCGTATGAGCTGGTCGAATCCAATGCACCACCAGGCCGGCCTGGCCGGCCGCGCGCACCAGGCCGACCAGGCCGGCCGCGCGCCAGGCGCGCGCCTGCTACCGTCCGACCAGTACCGGGTACTGCGCGCCAGGCGCGCGCTGGCGGCCGCACCAGGCGCGCGAGGTTATATCGTCCGCCTGAGCTGCGGCCGCGCGCTGGTCACGCTGGAAGGGCACCAGCTCATGCCATAGCATCACCAGGCGCGCGAGCTGCGCGCCAGGCCGACCAGGGCGCCCACGGGCGCCCTTTCTTTTTCCTGGCCGACCAGGCCGACCAGGCCGACCAGGCCGCGCGCCTGGTGTTTGTATCAACATACAAACACCCGGCCTGGCGGCTTGGCGGCCTGGCGGCCTGGCCCCTTGATTGACTGTAAAAGATTCCCGTACACTAAACACCTGGTCGGCGATTCCCGCCGGCCGGAATCAACGGACTCACCTGGAGAAAACCACCATGTCCACGCTCATGCAAGCAAACCGCCAATGGTCAACCCGCCCTGAAGAGGAGCGGTTCACTTCCCTGTACGCTATGCAGGCGGCCCTCCACGCCCAGCGCGCCATTAGCCGCGCGGCCGTCGTCAGCTCGCGGCGCCTGCGCGCGGTCCCTGAAGGCCGCGACGGCCTTCTGATTGAGGGCCCTAGCGGCCACGGGTACGCCCCGACTCACTGGTCGTTCGGCCAGCTGGCCGGCCTGGTACAGGCGCCTGGCCAGTACCTGCGCGAGCTGCCGGCCGAGCTGGCGGCCGACTGCGTCAATTACGGCCTGCAGGTCACGCGCGACGCCTCGGACATCGGCGTGCTGCTGCGCAAGGATGGCACGCTGGCGGCCGCCACGGGGCCCCGGTACGGCCGGATCTGGAACACCGACATCGTCGACGCCCTGGTCGACCGATTCGGTGACGGCGCCACGGGCCAGTGGCGCGTGCCGGGCGTGTTCGGCCAGGCCGTGGAGGTGGACTCCCAGAATACGACGCTGTACGCGGGTGACCGGGACATGTTCGTCTTCCTGGCCGATGAGGCCAACCGCATAGAACTGCCAGGCCGGCGCGACGGCCGCACCGGCTCCCTGGCGCGCGGCTTTTTCGTCTGGAATTCCGAGGTTGGTTCGTCCACGTTCGGCCTGAAGACATTCCTGTACGACTACGTTTGCTGCAACCGCATCGTCTGGGGCGCGCATGAGCTGGAAGAGATTCGTATCCGTCATACGGCCAGCGCGCCCGACCGATTCCTAGAGGAGGTCACACCGGCGCTGCTGGCCTACGCCAACAGCTCGGCCGGCAACGTGTCCAACGTGTTGCGCGGCGCGCAGCGCTCGAAGCTGGACAAAGTCGACGCCTTCCTGGCCCAGCGGTTCGGGCCCCGCGTGGCCGACCGGATCAAGGCCGTCCATGTGACCGAGGAGGGCCGGCCAATTGAAACCCTGTGGGATGCCGTGACGGGCGCCACGGCCTACGCGCGCAGCATCCCCTGGTCGGCCGAGCGGGTCGAGATGGAAACCGAGGCCGGCCTGATCCTGGACCTGGTGGACGCTTGACCATGAGCTACAGAACCAAAACCGACGCCGAGCTGCGCTATATCGTGCGCGACGCGAGCGAGGCCGCGCGCGCCATGCGCGACGTCGACCAGGCGGCCGAGGCCAAGTATCTGGACCAGGTCAATGACGCCTGCAGCGAGCTGTATCGGCGCCAGACGCTGCAGCGCGTCGGCCGCGCGCCGGTGCCCGGCCTGATCGCGATGCGCTGACGCCACGCGCCGAGGGCCTGGCCGCGGCCGGGCCCTTTGGCGTGGCGCCTTGCCACGGTAACCTGGAGTTCAGTTCCATGACAACGATCAATCCCCTGGCGGCCGCCCTGGCCGCATTGTTCGACCAGTCCCTGCAGGCCGCAGTGACCAGCTCGCGCGAGCTGGACGAAAACGAGGTGCGCGACTTGGTCGGCCGCGTGATGGCCCCCACGGTCGACCGGCTCGACGGCCGCATTAACGCGCACGCTGAGATGACGACGCTCACGCTGCAGGGCCTGCACGAGCGCATCGCAACACTGGAGGCGCGCGTCACCGACGTGACGGCCCAGCTGGCGCGCGCGCTGCTGGCCGCTGAGACCGGCCACGCGGCCGCAAGCCAGGCCGGCCTGGAAGCCCGCCTGGCGGCCCTGGAGGCGGCGCCTACAGACCTGCAGCGCTTCGCCGACGGCCGCCCCATCACCGCCGAGAGCATCCGCGAGATCGCTGAGGCCGCGGCCGAGGCGGCGCTCGACGAGCACACCAGCTCGTACGATCACGATGACTACGACGCGCTCCACAACGAATGGGGCAGCGAGGAGGCTTCTGATTTCGTCAAGGACGGTTACCTTGACGACCAGATCGAAGAGAAGGTCAAGGAGGTCCTGAACAACGCCACGTTCAGCGTCAGCATCTAACCCCTACGGGCCGGCCACCCAGTATGCGCTGGCGCCGGCCCATCACTTGGAGCATCACCATGATCAACCGATATTTCTGGCGCCTGGAAGACGCCAAGACCGGCGAGCCGGTCACCCTGCCTCAGCGCCTTGCGGACTTCCGCGGCGAAAGCTGGACCGTGTATGACGGCACGCCACCACGCCAGCCAGGCAGTTCTGGCCACGTTTTCGTCAAGGCCGAGGATGACCGCACGCGGGAGTTCTATCCGACGGTCTTCGGCCTGGCGTGGCGCCTGCGGCCCGAGCTGGCCACGGCCGCGCTGTTGATGGCGCGCGGCGGCAGCTTTGCGAAACACATTGGCCAGGCGTACCTGGCGGCCGACACAGACAACACCTGGCGCCTGTTGGAGGCCTTCCCGGACCTGTTCACGCGTTATCTCAACGAGGTGACCCATGAAAAGGATTGAAGCATTCCGACGCGGCGACGGTGCCCACCGGGGCCTGTCCGATTGGTATCCTGAGAATGAAGCCGCTCTCAAAGCCGCGCTGGACGCGCACCAGCCCTTTGATACCGGCTGGTACGGGTCCAAGCATGAGATTGCCAGCGCACGTATCTGGTCCGCCGATGGCGACAGCATCAACATTGAAGTGTCTGTGTCTGACGATTTCGATACCAACGGGACGGGCTCTCGCACCACGACCGAGTGGACGCTGGAATCAGTGGCCGAGGCAGTCGATGCCGCATGGGATTCCGCAGACGAAGACCGCAAGGACAACGAGCCCTACATCGGGTTCAGCATCCACGATTCCACTGGCGCGTGGGTGGAGACCTACATCCTGAGCATTGGCAAGTACGACACCCCGCCTGGAGACAGCTACTACTGGTGGGGCTGGCAGCACGACGAGAAGGACGACGTTGGCATCCCTGACCCGCGCATCCCCGCCGATGCAGTGGAAGCCTTTGAGAAATTTGCCGACCTTGAAGACGGGAAGGAACTGACCGTCAACGGGTGGACTATCCGTCGCTGGTGAGACTGACATGCTGCTGACCAGTAAACCCCGCCCCCGGCCGTGGCCGTTTCCGGCCCGCCTGCCCGAGCCAGGCCACGCTCCGCACCCTCGGCCTGTCCGCACCCCGCCGCCGGGCCCAGAAGCCCCAGCAGCGCCATTCCTGGAGGTCGTATGGCCTGGGTCGCAGTGATCGCGCTGATCTACCTGCTGGTGCTGTTCGCCATCGATATCTTCGACGATACTTGACCCCGCGCGGTTAACCGCGCAGTTGTCTCTCCCTGATTGGCCCGCCAGGCTTACGCCCGGCGGGCTTTTTTTCTGGTGGGCGGCCCAGGGCCCCGGCTCTGCCCTGGCTTGAGGGAGTAGACGCCGCCCGTTACTTCACGCGTCGCAGGCCTTCCAGCGGGCCGCCGGCCTGGCCGGCCAGCTCGGCCTCCTCAACCAGGCGACGCAGCTCGGACTTCGACAGGTTCGCCATCTCGGGCGCGCAGAACACGCGCTTCTTGGTCTTGTGCTCAACAGTGTGCAGCAACCCCACGTCCAGCCAGCCGGCCTCGGCCAACGCGAAGTAGAGCGCGCCCAGGTAGAGCTTGACCCCTTGTGGGGCGCGACCCTGCAGCCGGTCCAGCAGCTTGTGGAAGGGGGCCCCGATGATGCCCGCCGCGAAGTCGGCGTTGCGGTTCTTGACCTCGTCAGTCAGGAACGCCTCGGCCGACGTCATGCTGCGCTCAATCAGGATGGCCTTGGCTTCAGTGGCCGGCGGCGCGGCCCCTGGGTTGAACTTGGAGATGTTGCGGGCCTGCAGCCAGGACGCCACGGCCCCCAGGCCGCCGACCTTGTACCAATCCCATAGGGCGCGGCCCTCCGGGTCGGTCATGCGCCGCGCGTCGCTCCAGATGACAAACCAGCGGCGGTCGTTGCTGTCGATGGCGATGGCCCCGCGCTCGTTGCTGAACGCCAGGACGAACACGCGGTTCAAGGCCTCGTAAGGGTGCAAGCCCTTGCGGTTGACCAGCAGATACTCTGGCGGCGCGGCGATGACGGGCTTGAGGTGGTTCTCCAGGGCCCTGCGGTCGGACGCTTCGGACTGCCGCAGCTCTTGAATGACGATCAGCTCAGACTCCAGGTGATAGCCCCACTGCGAGCTGGCCACGTTGTCTTTGATGGTCTTGACGTTGGTCTCCGTCGGCCCGCCGATGCCCCAGACCAGCGGGGCCCACATGGAGTCCTTGCCGCAGCCCTGCGTACCGCCGTGCAGCACCGCGTGATTGATCTTGACGTCCGGGCGCTGCAGCTTGCAGGCCATGACGTCCAGCAGATGCGCGCGCTCCATTGGGTCAGGCACCAGGTGCTCGACGTGATCCATCCAGCGCGTGACGTCGCCGGACAGGCCCACCAGCGACGGCCGCGCGTTGCTCCAGCGGTTGCCGTAGACCGAGCCCTGGCGCGAGCACAGGACCGACTCGCCGGGCGCGTAGGTGACGCCCTGCAGCACCTTGGCGCCGGCGCCCTGGCGGTTCTCGTCGTAGCAGACGCTGGCCTCAATGCGGCGGCCCAGGCCGTTGGCCCCGACGTGAATGGAGCGGCACAGGACGTGGCGGAACAGCGCATTGAACGTGCCGCGGCCAATCTCCTGGCGCACGTCCAGGTCGAAGTAGGCGTCGTCGGGTTGCAGGTATGCGAAGCGCTTGTACCACTTCGACTTCTCCACGCGGCCGGCCTCGCGGCGGTCGACCTCGTCCAGCTGAGCCTGGGCCTCGGCCAGCAGCTCGGGCGCGGGCGTGAGCTTGCCCAGCGCGCCGGCCAGCGTCGACTGCAGCAGCTCCTCGCGCAGTCCTGGCGTATGCGCTGGCCCTCCGTTAGCCGCGACCCATTCCAGGAACGTCTTGGAATCCAGCTCGACGCAATGGCTGTGCAGGCAGCAGAACGCCCGCATGGAAGGCATGTAGCGGCCCTCTGGGCTGCCGTCGGTGTGGTGCTGGGCGTTGGGGCACATGACGCCCATCCAGCCCTCGTTGTTGGGCCGGCTGAAGACCAGGCCCTGCTCGGACAGCCAGGCCGCGACGTCGTCGTCGCCGTCGTCGGCCAGGCGCATGGGCTTCGGGCCGCTGTCGTCGTCCGGGCCCGGCACGACGCCCATAGCCGCGCACAGGTCAGGCAGCGTGTACTCGCGGTCAGGGTGGAACTCCACCAGCCGCGCGGCGAAGCTGTTGCGGCCCGGCTTCAGGTTGACTGACCCCGGCAGTCGGAAATTTCTGACAGGGTTGCCAGCGCCTGGGTCGGTGTAGCCCGCCTCGGCCATCGCTTTGACCGCGGCGACAAACGCGGCCTTGGTGGGCTGGTCGCTGAAGGCGTAGCCCCACTGGTGGTTGCCCGGCGACGTCTCCATGATCCACGTTGGAGGCACGGGAGGCTGCTTGCTCTTGGTGCCGACGTCGTCGAGCATCAGCACCAGGGCGTATTCGCAGTTGGCCCGCGCGGCCGAGGGGCCGTCTTTCATCCGGTCCAGGATGAAACAGCCGGTGTTGGCGTACCACGCCTCACCGGCCTTCATTTTGTGCGCGGGAAGGAACGCCGGCCAGGTGGCCTTGATGGCGCCGTCGGCGTGGAACTGCATCTGACCGTCAACCAGCTTGGGCTTCTGTTTGACGATGAGCAGGGTTTCCCCTTGCGGGGCGAGATTTATGAGATACTCCAGAAACTCCATTGTGTTCTCCAGTTCAGACGCCCGGCTGCCACCGGGCGTTTTTGTTATGCCTTGCCGTATCGGTCCATCACATGGATGTCGATGGCCAACGGAAGGTCGGGCGCCCACGACGGGGACGTGGTCATCACTTGAGTCATCAGTGCGACCAGCTCGTCTGGGCGGTCTGTCTCCACGACGATTTCGTCATGGATGTGCAGCACGACGTTGGGGATCTGACGCAGCGCGAGGCGCAGCACATCGTTGGCCGTGGCCTGGGTGACGTTCTCGCAAGCCAATCCTCTCCACAGCCTTGCACGCGGCCACTCCTTGGCGTCAGCAGCGGGCTTCCACGATCCTTTGGCGTATGAGACGCCATCCTGTTCTAGGCGCGCGTAGGGGTACGCCAGGATTCGCCCGCTGGGCAGAGCGTACCAGAGATGCTGACCGTCGAACAGGTACGCGATGCGCCCCGCGCGGATTTCATGGTTGGGGTTGCGCATGGCTCTGGTGTAGGCGTCCTCCAACGCCTGCCCGTGGTGCATGGCCCATGCGTTGGTGCGGCGCCAGGTCTTGATGGCGCGCGCGATCTCGGCGTCAGTCATGCGCACGCCGTAGACCTTGCCGAAGGTCGCGAACGACCCTGGGCCGCCCAAGAACCCTAGTGCCAGCTCCTGCACCTTGCCCACCTGGCGCTGATCCTTCGTAACGTCCTCGTACGCCACGCCGAAGGTTGACATGGCGTTGACGATGTACGGGTCGCGGCCAGCGCGGAACACGTTGAGCTTTTGCTCGCCCGAGGGCGTGTTGGACAGCCAGGGATGCACGCGGCCTTCGATGGCCGACCAGTCGGCCACGACGAAGGACTTGCCTGGCGCCGGTATCAGCGACGGTCGCAGCATGCCCTTCAGGACGTCAGTGACGCGCTTGCCGTAGATCGGGACGATCTGGTGCCCGCGCGTCATGGCGTGCCTCACTGCCTCAGGATCGGCGGCACACTTTCGAGTGAAGTTATGTACCTGCGCTCCATAAGAGCTTGCTCGACCTGTCGCTGCGCCTCCAGCGAATACAAATGCGCCTCGTACGCGTCGATCTTCTGCATCAGCCAGCTGTGCCAGGCGGCTGAACTTCGCAACCGACGACGCCCACAGGTCATCCGCACATTGAACGACGTCCGCAACATCGGCCGGAACTTCATCGGGGTTCTCCTCTGCCAGCGCGAGCAGGTTGGCCCGCACGGTCTTGTCAATCGACGCCTTGGGCACGCCGTCGACATAGGTGGTCATCAGCTTGCGAGCCTCCAGGCCGACGCGGCCCCAGACCCACTCGCGCATCTTGGGCGAGCGCACCGACGTGATCTCTCCCTCGGTGATCTCGCGCACCTCGGCTTGGATGGCGTCCAGCTCCTCGACGGCGTACTCCTGCGCGGCGCGGCACAGGTCGGTGTCCACCAGCACGCCACGGTCGTTGATATGCTCATTGACGTGGTAATCAGTCAGCTCGTCGGCCGACAGGTCGCGCATGGCCTTGGATACCGCACGCATTGTCCGCACGTCCTGCTCGCAGTAGGCGATCATCTCGGCCATCAGCGCGGCGTCCTCGCGGAAGGTGCCGTCGTCCTTGGGGATGGATAGCAGCCGGATGAGCTGCGCGCCGCGGTGGTCCTTGCGCATGCTGGCGCCAGCGAAGCGCCCCACGTCCTCCAGGCCGCCCGGCGCGCAGTTGGCGCGGGCCTGCGCGGCCGTGCAGTAGAACTGCTCGACAGCGGGCTCGGTGACTCCCCAGGTGGGGCACAGGACGTACCAGAAGATCAGCCGCTCGAAAGCGGCGTTGTGGGCGCGGATGTGGCCGCCGCGGCGGATGTGGTCGTCGATGCCGACGGGGAACGGCTGACCGGGCCGCCAGGTGACGACGTCGTCGTCGTTGAAGGCATAGGACATGCACAGGATCTCTGTGGATGCGTCCTGCGCATAGTTGTAGGAGCCGCGGGTGGTCAGGTCGCAGGCACTGCGTGTTTCAAAGTCAAGCCACAACATAGAAAAAGCGGGGCCTTTCGGCCCCGCCCCTTCACTCTCAGGCTACACGCCGACGACGGGCCGGTGCCGGCTCGGCTGCAGGAGCTTCTGGCTCTTGCGCCGCGTTGGCCTTGCCGTCCATCGACACCCACTCCGCCACGTCAAAGACAGGGGTGTAAATCCTGCCGTAGCTCTTGTGCTGGTAGTGGTCTTTGCCCAGCGTCACGACGGGCACGGGCTTGGACTGGTCTTTGTCGACCTGGGCCGCAACGGCCAGGGCCAGCTCTTGCACGGCGCGTTTGCCGCCAACACTGGTGGCGGTAAAGCGCGCTTCCATGCCGGCGTCGTCGCCGTCAATGCACTTGAGGCTGACGCCGATCTGCTGCTCCCAGCCCTTGGACGCGCCCGGAGGGGCGGCTTCCACTTCGGGCAAGGGCTGCGTCATGGACACCATCTTTTCGCCGAGCACCGCACCGTCACCCCAGGCGATGTAGCCGTGGATGAACGAGTACGGGTTGACCGCCCACTTCGACCCAGACTCGACTTCCGTCTGGTCTGCGCCGAAGATCCAGTGGCCTGTGCGATCCATTTTCAGGATCACCATGCCGACTGGCGCGGCCTGTTGCGCGGCAGCGCGCAAAGCAGTGGAGAGCTGGGCAACTGCGGGAAGACCCGCCTGAGAGAACGCTACGAGATTGGACACGATTGAACCTTTCTGAGTTCACTGAACACGATTGAGAGCAGCGCGGAGCTGCTCGCCGAGAACCATCACGGCCGGACGAGGGTCGCTCGCCGGTGCGATGGTGTTGCCGGACGACACGGCCACGACCTGATCGGTCGGGAACGCGGCGCCGGCCTTCTTTGCCGCCTTCTCTGCTTGAGCAGGCGACAGAAGTTCTCGCTTGTAGATGTCGTCGGCCGTCAGGCCAGCGATCATCAGCGCCTGCTCGGCCTTGGCCTCATCGACCCACTGCCGCGTAGCGCGCTTCGCCACAAGTTTATACCCTGGCACGGGCATGTTTTTCTCAAGCCGCTCTTGCGCCAACTTGCGCGCGTCGGCGATGAACGACTCCAGCCGGTCGGCCAGCGTCAGCGCCTTGGCCAACTGCTCGGGGTCCACCGTGGCCAGCGCGGTATGCGCTACGCGGTCTACAACCCCGGTCATCTGCGGGCAGATGGGTTTGGCGGTACACCAGCGGCAGTGATCGCCCAGCGCCGTGGGGGCGTCGGGGCGCTGCGCCGACTTCACAGCGGCAATCAGATCACGCTCAAACTGATCAATGCGGCTCCAGGTCGTCACCCAGCGCCGAATGTGCGGCGGCTGGACGATGATGATCTCTACCTCGCGGGTGCCGTTCATCGCCCAGTACAGGTCACTGGTCTTCTTGGCCGCTGCGGCGTAGAACAGGCCTTGCTCGTTCTCTTTAGCGTCAACGGCCACGCCGTCGCCGAACTTCCAGTCCAGCACGATGGCGCGGTCGCCGATGCGGCCCACCAAGTCGGTGTTGCCGAACACGCCCTCCAGATCCTTGACGCCCTCAAACCCGACCTGCGTCTCAGTGACAAAGCGCATGTCGGCCGCGGGGTCGATCTCGTCGAGCGCCTGCGCGCAAAAGCGCAGCTTCTCGGTCTGCTCGTCGGTCAGGTTGTACTTGGCTGACACGGTAGCCACCGTGCCAG